TGTTGGTTCTCCTCCTGAATCTTTATCTTCAAAACCTTCTAAATCTAAGTCGGTATGAATTTCTAAAATTGTAAAGATGTCTTCGTCTCTAGTTTTCTTTACACCTTCTAATTCTCTTTCTTTTTTCTCTACTTCTGTTTCTTCATTGTACCCTGGTGTTAGGTCTATGTCTTTGTAAAAACCTGATACTTGTTTTTTCCTAACTTCGTTCTCAGACATTTTAATCATGTGAATAACAGACTCCGCATCTTCTAAAGAAGTTGCAGTGTAAGGTACTACTAAATCATCAGCCGGTACAAATTTAGACACGGCTCTGCCAAGTAGTTCATCGTAATAAACCTTCTTGAACGCAGAGCCGGCAAGAGGGAGATAAAAAAGCATTTGATCGAACTCGGGTTCATACTCCTTCATCACATCCATGAGCTGATAGTTCATGAATTCTTTAACTCTGTTTGATTGTTCTTCTCTGGCTCTATCTGCTAGTCCAACTATTCTAGTATGTACTGGACCATTAGCCGGTAATAATTCTTTGTAAGCTTGTGCTTGAAATTGTGTTACTGCTTCTGCAAGAACAGGATGTGTTGCACCACTTGCTCCTTGAAAGGGTTGAGTTGGATTTTCATATTTAAATCCTAAAAGATCTAAACCTTTTGTATAACTATCTTCCCAATCTTTTCTAGAAGATTTATATTGCATGTAGTTAGCTGCAAGTTCAGAACCTAATTTACCTAAAACATCTTCTGGTAATAATTCTGCTAAGTTATCAAAATGAGATTCACCACCACCTGCGTTAACTGCTTCTGGGTCAAAATTAATTGTTGCACTACCATCTTCTTCTTGAGTTACTTGTATATCATCTGGTCCAACTTGCTCTTCAATATTTTCTTGTTGAGCTTCAACAATTTCTTCTTGTCCAGGTACTTTAATTTCAGTCTCTACGTTTGGTAGGGCTTTGTCTATATCTGCCATTTATATTCTCCGAGTTCTTTATTGTTGTAACCTGTTTTGTGGGAACATTCAACCCCTGTGAGTCAGGTCCCTTAAGTGGTGGAATTTGATTCCACTTGACGTGTTGCATATTTGCAACAAGAGTTTTATTCTTCACGGAACATACCTCTTTTGTTTCTGTAATCATCAAACAATTCGTAACCACTGATACCAGCAGATAACGCAAGACCTGGTAAACCAAATCTTCTAGACACAGTTTTTAATACACTTGGACTAATTCCAAGTCTCATAGTTTTTGCAATCGTAGGACTTAATCCTTTGGTAGCAAATTCTGTTGCAGGGCCCATGAAAGCAGCACCTAAATAGTTTGCTGGATTGGTTGCAATCTCAGCTAATGAATCACCTTGTTGTACCTGACCTGCAATATACAATGGCTCA